GCCGCATTTATCGCTACCATCACGTCGAGCATTGGTCCGGGCCAAGGGGTTGAGTCTCCCGGATGCTGGCATTCCGTCCCGCTGTAGTGGCTATTGCCGCTGATCGATCCCTGACTCGAGGCCGGTCCGGGCGGAGGCTGATCGCTCCGGGTGCGATCGAGGACGCTCTGGTTGCCGGTACCGAAGTGATTCATCGGCCCGGTACCGCAGAGGTAGGCCCGGCCGTTCACGTCGGCGAACCAATTGACCACGTCGCCATTACAGATGTTGGCCACCAGATTGTCGATGTAACCCTGATCGGGATTCATCGAGCAGACGTAATGATGGTTGCCATGGCCGACCGGCACGCCGGCACTCCAGCCTCCGCCGTTGGAACGCCCATAGCAGCCTGGTTCCTCGCGCACGTCGAAGCCCCAGGAGCGGAGATGCCCGACCGCAGCGGCGAAGTCATCAGTCACACTCACGATCTTCGCCCTCCGCATCATGGCCGACCCGCACGATCTCCCCGGTATCCAGCTTGACCAGGTGATCCGCAATGTCCTTCTGCCGATCGAGATGTAGGACGATCAGCGCCCTATCGTACCGGCGGGGTCCCCACCGATGTTCTGCCATCAGATTGTCTCCTTACTCTGCGCGCTCCGCCCCCGACCGGCCAGATAGCCGAGCACGGCTCCGATCAAGAGATCGATCATGTTGCCGAATGTGCCGTAGAGCGGGGCGAGGTCGCTATCCGGGCGAAGGACCGAGATCAGGATGAGCCCCGCTCCGGCCAGGAGTACCGATGCGGCAATCAGGCCGGTGATGATGAGTAGGACCAGGTCAGCCGTCGGCCGTTCGCTGACAACCATTACCGCACCCCCTCATTCGGTTCTAGGGGAACATCGAGGTCGACGGATTGAGGGTTCCGCTGTATAGCTCCGAGACACGCGGCCATGCCGACTGCATGGCGGAGAGCAGCTCCGCGTCGTCGATGGCCTCCTGCCCGCCGGTCGCGTACTGATCACCGAATCCGGGCGACGCGCTGACCAGCGGCATGAACCAGAGTGCCGTCGCCTCTGGGTTCTTCAGGACCTGATCGGCCAGCGGATCGTTGGTCTTCACCGCCGATTCGGTCGTCAGGCCAGCGGCCAGGCGATTACGGAATCGCGGATCGGTGCCGAGGTTGTAGACGTCTTCATACATTGGTTCCTCCTAGGAAATACCGATGGCCCAGCCGTAATAGTTCTGCACCTCGATGCCGTCGCCGACCGTGGGCTTGAGATGGATGGTGACGGTATGCGTGCCGGCCGAGACATTCCCCACGTAACCGAGAATGGTATATGAGGCATCCACATAGTAGGGGTGAGAGCTGCCGGTGTTGATCACCATACTGGCGAAGTCGGCCGCGCCGTCGAACGAGCAACCGAACTCGACGACCGAGGAGGCGCCCTGGTTGATCTGGTGGAAGTTAACGCGGGTATAGACGATCACGAAATTGCATTGCCGGCTCGGCGTGATGTTCCAGTTCTTGTACCCGTAGACGCCCAGCCCGATATCCTCCGCCGTGGCATTGTTATATGCCCATGCGCCGACGACGTTCGCGCCCATCGGGTGGAACGAGTCCCCGTCCCGCTGGTAATTCAGAGTGCTGTTCAGGCTGTGGATGATCTGGCCGTTGGCGATATCGGTGATCGTCGGGACGCGCGGATCGTAATACGGCACCACGCCGCCGACCGAGGTGGTGAAGTTCCGCCGATCGGTCGGGGTAACCGAGGTCGCGTTGGCGGCAACGTCGATCACCGCCAGGAGGAGACTCCGGGCCGGCAGGGGCGGATCTGACGTGGTGGTGCCCTGGGTGATCTCCAGTTGCGTCTTGGACGTGGCATCGCCCGCCTCGGTGTCATAGACCCGCAGGATCACGGCGTCTCGGCGCGCGGTGCTGGTAGCCGGCAGGACGGTCATCGCCTGCTGAATCGGATTGACCACCGAGTATCCGTCGATGATGGCCGATCCGGCATCGATGAGGATGTTCATCCCGCCGTTGGCCCGGACGTTCAGGTTGATGTTGCTGGTACCGTCTCCGCCGCCCAGGAAAACGCCGTTGCGGGTATTGAGGCCGGAGACGGTGGCCTGGTGATTGACCTTACCGATCTGGATCATTCGATCCTGGAACGCGGTATATTGCTGGTCCTGAATGTATCCGGCCCATGGCTTGGTGGGATCCGGTGCGGTCATGGCGTCTCCGGTTCTTCATAGAGATCGTAAACCCGTTGCCAACTCGCCTGTATGGCGGACAGCAACTCGCCATCGGTGATCAGGCCTTGTCCGCCCTGGCCGTAGGTCTCATCGAATCCGGGGGCCGAGGCGACGAACGGCATGAAGTACGCCGCGCCGACATCGGGGTTCTTCAGGACAATGTCGACCAGGTAGTCCGATGGCTTGCCGACCGCCTCCTTGGCCAGCGCTGCACCCAGCCGCATGCCGAACATGGGATCTCGCGCCAACTGGGCCGCATCCTGATATGTCATGGAACCTCCACCATTGTCCAAGCCCAATGTGCACGATCGCCGGAATCCGCCGCCGGATTACCGCTTGCCGTGACGTAGGTAATTGTGTGCGTTCCGGCCGCAACACCGCGCACGGAAAATGTGGTGACAACCGTAGTATGTACTCCGGTATTGTTGAAATAGTGGTCGCAATATGTGGATGCGGACACGCCGTCAATCTTGGGGATGTACCCCGCCATGCCGGCAGCATTCGCCCAAAACGACATACTCAGCACGCATAGCAAGTCACACTTGAACGGCGTTGAGAATGTACGCGAGCCTCCGTAATTGCTCGCTCCGTCATGCCAGAGCGTCAAGGTATACACGCGGAGCGAGGCGGGTCCGGTGGCGCCGGTATCGCCCTTGGGTCCTTGCGCGCCGGTCGCTCCGGCCGGCCCTTGTGATCCCGTTGCCCCGGTGGCGCCGGTCGCTCCCTGAGGACCTGGGGGGCCTTGCGCGCCGGTTGCGCCGGTCGGTCCCTGAGGTCCGGTCGGTCCGGGCGGACCGGAACCCGGCGGATGCAGTTCGAGGGAACGGATCCGCCCACTGAGGCCCTTGATATCACCCGAGAGTGATGGGGTTTCCGGAGTAATCGCCAATTGGTCCCTCCTGAGTGATGCCGAGCGTCATCGTCTCCGGCCCGGAACTCGGTGGCTTGAACGACCAACTGATGATGCGGACATCGACCCGGAGCCCGATCGGAAAGTTCACCGACTCCTCCAGCACCAGGGTCAGGATGTCGCCCAACTGCCAGTCGCCGATGCCGGGATGCCGATCGGCCAGGATCAACAGATCACCCGGCAGCGCGTCCGTCTGCGAATCATCCCACAGCGCACGGGCATAGCCGTCCAGGGTGGCGGAATCGCTGACGCTGGTATGGCTTTCGGTTTTCTCCATGAACGGCATCCGACCGGCGGTGATCAGGGAATCGTTCTCGTAGTTCGAGACGAGGGCATTCTCGCCGATGGCATAGGTCCTCGATGCCAACCGCTGGGCGTCCTCGGTCAACTTGAAGTCGATCACGTTCCGGTCCTCCAGTACGAGATCCTGATCGTTGCCGGCACGCGGGTAGGCCAGGCGGGCGGTCCGCTGGATCGAGGCCGTCGTGCCCACATTCCCGGTCTCGACCGTCTCGATGTAATAGTCGAACCCGTTCTGCACCGCGCCGAGTTCCTTCAGCCGGCCGCCGATCGTGCCGTCCCCGAGAGTGTAGGTCCGATCCCGTTTCTGGCCGGAGGCGGTGTAGGCACCGACCGACATCTGGATCGAGCCATTACCCAGAGGCGATGGTCCGAAACCCTTGGCGATGAGGTCGGCTGCGATATCGAGTTGTTCGATCTGGGTGTAGGTCTTCCCCGGCACCACCCGCCGTTCGAGGAACGAGATCACCTCCGCCCCGGCCAGATCGATCGGCGCGAGGTCATTGCTCCGATCCCGCTGCCAGATAATCCACTCACCCCGGACGATCCCCTGATACTTCGCGACGATGGAATACCGTCCGGGGATGGTCGACTCGAGGATGGCCTGACGCGCCGGCGAATCGAGGTGCTGGAGTGGAACTGTCGCGCTCATCGAGCCGCCGGTCAGGGCTACCTCGCCCGAGAACTCAACCAGCGGAAGGTCGATGACGAGGTCTCCGCTGATCAGTTCGCAGGTGTAGAACGTCCAGTCGCCGATCATGACCAGGCATCCCGCCATTGCACCAGGCAGGATCCGGTCTTGTTGACGTTGTCGACCCAGTGGTAGACCTGCGTCGATCCGGGCGGGGCGGAGATCCAGCGGGATGCCGCCGATAGGTTCCGCCTCCGGTTGGCGCCGTTCAACAGGACCGTCCGTTTCTGGGTGTCGATCACCACCTGTTCGCTGGCCGAGAGCGAACCCATATATTGGATCTGGTCGCCTCCGACGATCCGGAGGCCGGGGTTCGTACAAGGGCCGATGAAGGTGATCACCAGCGGGGTATTCGTATTGCCGGCATTGGTGACCGTGCCGATGCCGTTCCGGCTGTTCGCCCCGTAATGCCGATTCGGGATCAGATTGTAGGTTCGACCGCTGCCGGGTGCGAACGGCAGGATGGTGATGGTATGGGCGCTGGTGCCGTAGCGGAGCGGGTCAGGACTGAAGAGGACGAGCGACCAGTCCGCCTGGTACGTGCTGAGCCGATCGATCATCGTTGGTCCGCCTAAACGGACCTCAGCCTGCCTAGAGGCGCCCCGCTGGGTCTCGTCGACCACCAGGGTGGCTCGGCGGACCTGGCCGGAGAGGATGCCGGCCAGGCGGTCGAGGCCATGCTGTAATCCGCCCCTGGTCTTGGCCAGCAATGTGCCGGAGATCGTCACGGTCCGCCCCTCGAACGGCGCGGGACCATCGAATGCTCCGTCACTCATCGGCCGGTCGATCGGCGCTCCCCGGACGCCGATCCCACCGAACCATCCCTCGATGTTCTGCCAGACGTAGGTGTTTCCCTCGACATCCGCCGGAGGATCCACGAAGTCATAGGCCACGAAGTCATCGATCGTAAT